CGCTTCTACATGATTACTGTCAACGATAATATCGTCGCCGTAAACATATATCTTTGAGTCTTTATTATGCGGGAATTTTACGTGTACAATCGCTTTAAGCAGAGCGAAGTGCACGACCGACATTACTGGAAAGCATAGAGCAGATCCCATAGGCGCAAACTTGGCCATTGGGAACCTTGTGATGAAGTTAATATCATCAGGCAGCTCTACCTCTTCTGTGGAAAGCGCGAGGAGAATATCCCTTAGCTTAGTGCCAGAAAAGAGGAAGCTAACGAGGTCTCTAGGGTTCCTATCACTAGCTTCACTCATATCGAGTGTCGCTTGGCAACGGGTCTTAGAAGCTTCAATAGCTAAGGTACCATTTATAGCCTGATTGGAAAAATTGACATATCCTTTAGTTAATGGATGCGTCTCCAATTGGCAACACATGGCGTGCTTAACGCCCTGCTGTAGGTACATGATTTCCAATTCTTCGATACATATACCCCTTGGCTTTCCGTAAGTCTTTGGGACAAACTTAAACCTAGAGGTTGGTTTTTCAGCCTTTTTTAGTTTAAAAGGATGTTTGCTAACGTCTGACACGATATCCCACGGATGACTATAAAACCAGTCTTCGTATGGGAAAACGTTGTCTAATTGTGTATAAAGGACATGCGGACGAAAACGCACGTTCTTCTTTGTTGGTGTATTCGTTGCACCAGGACCAGGCCTGGGTATGAAGTTACCGTCGTCGGGATCCAAGTCTTTAAAAATACTTGTAATAATATCCCTGGCGGCATAACGAATATCGAGTAAATCTCGGTCCTCTTTCCAATTTAAATATCTCAATTGGATGTCGGTCTCAACAAAGTCCGATAGCTGCTTACGTAATACACTTTTCTTAAAAGGACCCTTCAGTTTTTTGAAGGCTACGCAGATTTGATACAATATATCTACGTACTTGGCCTTTTCTTCATCACAAACCAAATCACTATATATCATCGAGGTTAGCCGCTGCAGAAATGCAGGGTAGTCTCGTCCTTTTGCTTTTTTAAAAGCAGGATAGGATGATATACCCGTCTCAAGATAAGTCATTACTGACGAAAATAAAGACGGTAAAGTAAAGGCGATAAAGCCTATGCCCTCTTGCGATGTCCTCTTTTTTAGTGTGAGGATGTCACGATCGGGCGAGTCAGCTTTAGTTTGTGAATTTATTTGGTTAAAACCATCCAGGATAAGACACTTAACGTAATCAACAAGTACATCATGATCACGATAAAAGTCACGGAACGCGGAAGATTGCGTTCTTTTTCTGTATGGGGTCCCGTTATGGGATCTACCTTTTGGCTTTTCAGGATTGATCCTATTAATAGGCATCTAAACCTCCAGCCATGGGTGAGAAGAGTACTTAATACTACCCTAATATAACCAAATATGTAGCGCTTTGACGGGATCATGTCAGAACCTAAAGTAACAGGTTACGCATGTTCTTGGTAAAGTCCACCTTGCTCAGCGCATTTTTAATAATGTAAAGCTGGGGATCGATCTCTGCATAAGTAAAGTACTTATGCGCAGTGTAAGTCAGGTTCATCGTGATCATCCGGTAAATACCGTCCGGATCGGCCGCGGGAACCTGCATTACAGATCTTTGACAAAGGTGTCTCCAAATATCAGTCGATGCATCGTGTTTGATGCGAATGATGCTGTTCTCAATTGAACTAGCAGCTGGCTCCACCCACTCTCCGATTGAGGATTTTTGACGTTTGTCAAAAACCTGTCCTCGAAAAGAGAAAACGTGGTCGGCTGATCCGTCATTAATGGTAATGGGGTTTGTAAATAGACCCATGGACTTATCTCCTTATACATAAACGAGTGTAACGCCCTCGGTGTTGCGCCGCGAAGTTGCGGAGTAGAGTTCAGTTATCATAGACTAGCGTAGAAAGGATACAAGAAGAGCCATCATATTTTTACCCTGACCCGATGTGGGTAGGGCAAGTAATGGCATTGGTAGCCCCATGTTTGGGGGAACTACCCTTCTCTTGTAGTGTGTGCCTGAGAAACCTGTTATCAGGTTTACGCGATTTTTCAGCATAAGCTTGCCGTCAATCACAACGTTGGCACGAGGATCTCCATTATAAGCGGTTCCTATTATATAGGCCTGCTTTACAGATTCGCAATACTGCAAAACCTGTATCTTAGTATTTGGATCAACCCTCATTCGATGAATATTGTTGCCTAGTTTAACAAAATAGTCAACAAGGAAACTAAACGGCAAGGCTTGCCATAAAGTTTCCTGTGTGAAATTTAAGCCCCAATAACGTATGAATGCATCAGTTTGTGATCGCAACTTATAAGCGTACTTATACTGTAATGTTGCAGTGAACAACTCAGAAGAGTGTACACCACTTGAGAACAAGTAAGCATTGTTACTACCCGGAGTCATCGTGTCTTCACTGACACGGTATTCAGAGTAGT